TGGTAAACTGACTGAATTAAACACAACCAACGCTAAGTTGGTATATCAGAATCGTATTCTGGAATCCTCCTCCTTGAATGAGCGACAAAAAACAAAACTTGTCGAAGCGGTTTCAAACGCGAATTCAACTGAAGAAGCTAAAGTTATTTTTGAAACTTTACAAGATTCACTTTCCTCTAAGGCACAGAATGCGCCTTCGACCTTAAGTGAAGCTGTAAACAAGAATAGTTGGCTTATTTTGAAATCAAATAAAAATCAAGAGCAAGTTTCTAATTCTGCTTCCGAGCGTATGAAGAAGCTTGCCGGAATAATTTAAGGAGAATTAATACAATGAGTATTATTGAAAAACTAACAGAGGGCATTATTAAACGTGATGTCCAAAAAGAGGGTCAGGCTCTTCTCAACAAATGGGATAAGACTGGTCTTTTGGAAGGGTTGGGCACTGATCATAGCCGAAATGCTATGGCAGCTCTACTCGAAAATCAAGCAAAAGAGCTTCTTCGAGAAGCTTCAACAATGGCAAGTGGAGATGTCGAGGGCTTTGCAGCCGTAGCATTTCCAATCGTTCGTCGCGTGTTTGGTGGTCTAATTGCAAACGAGCTAGTATCGGTTCAGCCTATGAGCTTGCCGTCTGGACTTATTTTCTTTCTAGACTTTACTTATGGAACATCAACCGGAAACTTTACCACAGGCGAATCACTCTATGGTGGTGGAAAGGTTGCTAGCGAAATTACTGGTGGTGTAAATCTTTCGGGCGCAAATGCTGAAAAGAGCTTTTATAACCTTAATAATGGTTATGCATCTCCAACAGGAAGTGCTGCAACCGCAACGACAGTTATTATGTCGGGAACAGTTGGTTCTCGCACCAATGACGACACAAACGATGAGCTTTCACGAGCTGTTAATTGGGATCCAGATCTTTCTGGTACTGTTGTGGCAGTGGCAACAATTCCGCTGGCATCTCTAACAGCCGCACAATTTAATATGAAAGACTTTATTACAGTTCGCCTTAGTGATCTTCCAGCCGACCGACAAGTCCGTCGTTTGACTCGATTGTCCGGTACTGCTCCGCACACCAATGTAATTGTTGTTGTAGAAGCTACTGGTTCGGCTACGTCGGCTCGTGTGGCTGCTGATCTGGATACAGCTGCAAATTCAGACTTTACTATCGATGACGATTTTACCAATGGTTCACTTGGTGGTGTAGTTGGTCAACAGATCTGGGGTCTTGAAAACAATACCGCAATTCCTGAGATTGACATCAAGGTTGATAGTGTTTCAATTACAGCTATCACTAAAAAGTTGAAAGCAAAATGGACACCAGAATTGCAACAAGACATTAATGCATACCACAATATGGATGCAGAGGTTGAGCTTACTGGAATCCTTAGCGAAACAATCGCTCTTGAAATTGATCAAGAAATCTTAGAAGATTTGGTTAAAGGTGCGAAAGCTGGTACTCTTTATTGGTCACGGCTGCCTGGTAAATTTGTAAGTAATTCAACTGGAGCGAGTACCAATCAAACACTCTATCCAGATTTCACTGGAACAGTTTCAGAGTGGTATGAGACACTCCTAGAGACTGTTAATGATGTATCTGCACAAATTCACCGTAAAACTTTGCGAGGTGGAGCAAACTTCTTGGTCACAAGCCCAGAGATTGCTAACATCCTAGAGTTTACAAGTGGTTTTCGTGCTGATACAACCGCCGATGAAAATCGCGGAACAGCTGGTGCAGTTAAGGTTGGATCTATGAGCAAGAAGTGGGACATTTATGTTGATCCATATTTCATGCGAAATGTAATCCTTGTCGGTCGTAAGGGCAGTAGCTTCCTAGAAAGTGGATATGTCTATGCACCTTATGTGCCTCTACAGGTTACACCAACTATTTTCGGAACTGAAGACTTCGTACCTCGTAAGGGCGTTATGACCCGTTACGGTAAGAAGATGGTTCGTCCGGATATGTATGGTCTTGTGATTGTTGAAGATTTAGTTTAAATCATCAATACATAACTTAAACCTTTTAGAATGCCCCACCTTTCTTTATGGAAGGTGGGGTTTTCTTTTTTTCATTTAAGAACCTTTTTGACTATTTAACATACAGGAGAGTAAACAAATGCCAGCACCCCCCATTTTATCACCAGTTCAAAAAACAAGTCCCTATGTTTTGCCCGCGACAGGAACACATTCAAACGTTACCTCCACGGCACTTCCATATGGAATTTATTTGGGATCAACAGATTTTATTTCGGGTGCGGTGGATCAAGTAGCTTTTACTTATAAGATGCTTGGAGGAGATGTCTTAGACATCGAGTTAACCGAGCAAAATGTTTATACATCCTACGAAGCGGCTATATTAGAATACTCTTATATTGTTAACAACCATCAAGCAAAAAATGTGCTGACAAGTTTCTTGGGCGCAACAACTGGAACATTTGATCACGATGGAGAATTAAAATCTGGCGAGTTATCCTCTAGTTTAGCGGGCACCCAGGCATCTTTAAAATATCCAAAATTTACTTTCGCGGCAAGCAAACAAATTTCTGACGGTCTTGCACTCGGCGCGGCACTTGGCGATACACGGATTTATTCTGCATCTTTTGCTGTAGCAAATAATAAACAAGATTACGATTTACAACAAGTTGTTCAAAATGCATCAATCTCATCTTCTCTTAGTGCGGACATTTCTTTTACCGGAAGTGTAAATAATAAGAGGATCGAAATACGAAGAGTTTATTATAAGTCTCCTCAATCTATGTGGAGATTTTATGGATATTATGGTGGTCTTAACGCTGTCGGGAATCTTTCTACCTACGGTCAATATTCTGATGAATCAACCTTCGAAGTGATCCCAGCGTGGCAAAATAAACTCCAGTCAATGGCGTTTGAGACAAATCTTTATACTAGAGCGTCCCATTATTCCTATGAGATTCGAGACAATAGAATTAGAATTTATCCATCCCCAAGCTCACCGGGAATCGGCTCCCCAACGAAAATGTGGTTTGAATTTACCGTTCCGACCGACCCATGGACCGAGGACACCACAAGAAAATCGGGTGCTGAAGGCATAAACAATTTAAACACATTACCATTTGCCAATATTCCTTATAAGAACATCAATAGCATGGGAAAGCAGTGGATTAGAAAATATTCTTTAGCTATTGCGAAAGAGATGCTTGCTCAAATCCGAGGAAAGTTTGGATCAATTCCAATTCCAGGCAACTCAGTGACATTAAATGCTTCGGAATTGGCAGCTCAAGCAAAAGAGGAGCAAGGTTCGCTTAAAGAGGAACTAAAGGTTCTTCTAGATGAACTTACTTATCAATCTATGGCAGAGAAAGAAGCTGTTATGGCTGAGTCTGCCAAGACAACACAAGTTAATATTCCTATGGGGATTTATCTAGGATAGAATCATGGCGGACAATAAATGGAATAGACCTAACAGCCCACCCCCACCTCTTTTTTTTAATAAAAAAGAAAGAGATCTGGTGAAGCAAGTAAACGATGAACTTATTGAACGTGTTATCGGGCAGACTATTCTCTATTATCCCATAAGTGTGGAGCATAGCGACTTTCACCCTCTTTACGGAGAATCAATTACAAAGAACTTTTTACCACCGATAAAAGTAAATGTATTGGTTGAGTGGACTGGTACGGAAACGACAACCACGAATTTCGGGGTTGACCGAATTTATTCCTTAACTTGCCATTTTCATGAAAGAAGGTTACAAGAAGATCAGGACTTATATGTCCGTGAAGGAGATTTTATTCTATATGGAGGAGATTATTACGAGATTGTAACAACATCAGAAACTACAAGTCTGTTTGGTCAAGTAGAGAATCAACTAGAAATCTCTGCAAAGTGTCATAGAGCAAGACAAGGAGTCTTCGACGGTAAATAATTATGAAAGATATTAGTAATGTTAGTGGCACAATTGAAAAGATTATGCCCTTTAAGCCTTCGACTTTCGAAACGATTGATTATGCTCTTGTTAGCTGGGTTGAAGATCAGATGAATGTTTTCTGTACAACCAACAAAGGGTTCAAGAAGGTTCCCACCGTATGGGTGGCAGGAGAACGCTCTTGGCAGGTCAAAAATGATAAAAATTTAAGAGATTCTGATGGTGCTTTGATATTTCCAATGATAACCGTGCAGCGAGATAGTATCAATAAAAACCCTCAAAAAAAGGGTGCTTTTTATGGTAATGTCCCACCAGTTCCCGACAACAAGGGAGGATCAATAACAATCGCCAGAAGGATCAACCAGGAAAAGACATCTAATTTTTTAAATGCGGACGCTTATAAAAAAGCAAGTAAGATCGCAGGTAATGCAGGTGCCACAGGTGGTCAGCAAATTAATTTTCCGAGCAAAAAAAAGAACAAAAAAGTTGTTTATGAAACGATCACGGTTCCGATGCCGGTGTACGTTGAAATTAAGTATGTTTTAACAGCTAGAACTGAATATCAACAACAAATGAATGAAATTTTGCAACCTTATATTGTGAATACCGGTGGCATAAACTATAAAGTTCTCATTGGTCATGATGGTCATCGATATGAGGCGTTCATGGATCAGAATTTTAATGTTACAAACAACCTTAATCAATTGGGAGAAGAACCTAGAATATATGAGACTCAAATAACAGTAAACGTGCTTGGTTATTTGGTTGGAGCTACTGCAAACGCTAAACAACCCAATATTGTTATTAGAGAAAATGCGGTGCAGGTTAGCATACCACGAGAAAGAACTATATTCGGCGACGAACCCGATTGGAAAAATGGAAAATATGAACCTTAGAGTTTCCTTTGTCTTTTGCGGCAATAACCTACTATTTATTAGAGAAATTAAGTATTTTATACCTAACAAGGAGATTCACATAGATGGCTAAAACTGGCGTTGATAAATTTAGATTTATTTCACCTGGAATTCAAATTGCAGAAATTGACAATTCCCAACTGCCCCAATCACCGGAACCAGTAGGACCGGTAATTGTAGGGACAACATTACGAGGGCCTGCATTACGCCCCACAAAAGTCGATTCATTTTCGGAATTTGTAGAAATTTTTGGAATGCCCCAAGTGGGCAACAAAACAGGAGATATTTGGAGAGACGGAGTTTTCGGACTGTCTCCCACATATGGCGCTTATGCTGCTCAAGCGTGGCTTAGAAATAATAACCCAGTTACATTTGTTAGACTCCTTGGTAAAGCAAATACAGACGCAACAACCGGCGGTGTCGCAGGTTGGAAAATTGGCGGTACACACAGCACTGACGGTACGGAATATGCAAATGGTGGTGCATTTGGATTGTGGTTGATTAATTCAGCCAGTTCGACCTCTTCCGCTACAACCGGTACACTCGCAGCAACTTTTTATTGTGATACTGGACGAATTGATCTTTCTGGAACCGTGGCTGGGGGAACAGCAACAACTGCTTCCGCTGGGCACTTAATTGAAAGCCGAGGAACAGGAATAGAATTTCTGGCACAGGTTAAGAGTGGTTCTGCTGGTGGAGTTGCTGAAACTATCAGTTTCAACTTCAATGAAAATTCTAAAAAATATATTAGGAAAGTTTTTAATACCAATCCTACACTCATCGACCCCAACAATCGACAATATGCTACAGCCAATCGCAAAAATTACGTCCTTGGAGAGACATATGATAGGTCTGTTGATGAACTTATAACAAACACTGGTGGCAGTACAAGCCGCGTCTTCGGTGTAATCTTGCCTCTAGCCAACAGCTTCACTGATACTAATGTTAATCAGTCTAGTTTAATTAAAGCATCTACAGGATGGGTCATCGGTCAAGATTTGGGAGACTATACCACATATGGACCTCTAAATAACAACATTGATAAGTTGTTTAGGTTTAGAAGTCTTGAGGGTGGCTCGTGGAATCAAAAAAATCTTAAGATTTCAATTCGAGATCTTAATGCCGCAGCAAATGAATTTTCGCCTTTCGGCAGTTTCACAGTTGAAATTCGTTCATCAAGAGATAGTGATAACGACCCAACTGTTCTAGAGAGTTTCACCAATTGTAATCTTAATCCAAATTCTGCTAACTATGTCGCCCGAAAGATTGGTGATTCGTATGTAGAGTGGAGTGATACAGATAGGCGATATCGGGAATATGGCAATTTTGCAAATAAATCAAAATATGTTTATATTGTAATGCACTCAGATGTAGATGCAGGCGCAATTCCTGATGAAACATTACCTTTTGGTTATTATGGTCCACTACGTTTCCGTGGATTTGGAGTTACATCTTCAGCAGATACAGATACAAGAACTTTGACTGCCGACAATTCGGGAATTACCGGTGTCGCTAACACAAAGGCAGTGCTTGAACAAATAGCTACTGGTAGCGGAGCCGGGATTGTAACGTTCTACGGAGAATTCACCGGTTCGTTTTTGTACCCGAAGACATACCTACGATACACTACAGAAAATGGCAACTTGTCATCACCAACTGATGCTTATTTTGGTCTTGATACCACCATCTCTGGAAGTTCGACACGCTTTGAACCTTCTTATGTGGATGTAGTCGGAGGTTTGCCAGATGACTTAAGGGTTACAGACCCAGGCGCAGCAACCCCATCTGACTCAACTTCTGGTCCTACAGAGTATGAGTATGTGTTTACGCTGGATGATGTGACACGTCATTCTACCATTACTTCTGGAATCACAGCAACAACAGCATCTGCCACTGGATATTGGGTTTCTGGTTCTCGCCGTGCGGGAGCTTCTTTAACCTCTACCGGTTCTTCGCCCACATACAAGGGTGTTCTGGACGCAGATTTTAATAAATTCACAATGCCATTATTTGGTGGTTTTGACGGAGTAGATATTGAGGAAAGAGATCCTTTCAATGATTGGAGTCTTGGCGGAAACAACTCAACAACATTTACTGAAACTACAAGCTATGCTTTTAACTCAGTAAAAATGGCAATTGATTCTTGTGCAGACCCAGAAGTTGTAGAGTGCAATATGATGACAGCACCGGGAATCACTACAAGCGGAATTACAAATCATATTCTAAATGTAAGTGAGAATCG